GGCGCGTTTACCCGGCTGGATAGACCAAGCCCGGTACAGGGTACGGGAACTGGAAGCGGATTACCCCGGCATTGGCAAAGCGGTTGCTGAAAGGCTAAAAAAATGATTCGTTTTTTTGTACCCGGCGCACCACGCGGCAAAGGCCGACCACGTTTTAGGCGTGCTGGCAATTTTGTCCGCACGTACACAGATGCTAAAACTTTGACTTACGAAGATGCAATTAAATTTTGCGCTTTGCAAGCCACTGACCAAAAGCTGACAGAAGCCGCTTTAAAGGTGTTTTTAAACGTCTGTGTGGGTGTGCCTATGAGTTACAGCAAAAAGCGCAAGGAAGCCTGTTTTAGTGGCTTGCAGAAGCCTATTGGCAAGCCAGACATAGACAACATTGCCAAAATCTTTTTGGACGCCATGAACAAAGTGGTTTACAAAGACGATACACAGGTAATTGAACTAACAATTCGCAAAGAATACGGCGACCAACCCGGCGTAATAGTAACAATTATGGAGGCTACATGATTCAACAATTAAATGACGTTAAACAGGCGCACGTAGTGATAACTGATTTATGGGGCAAAATTAAGACAGCTTTAGAAGCTGGCAAGCGTTTAACAATTGAAGTTAAGCCCGAAAACAAAAGCCGTGAACAGGAAGAAATGTATCACGCGCTAATTGGCAAAATTGCCATGCAAGCACAACACCAAGGCGCAAGATGGGACGCTGAAAGCTGGAAACGCTTTTTAGTTGACCAATGGGCTAACGACACTGGCAAAAAAACAGGCAAAGTTGTTGCAAGTTTGGATGGTGAACGTGTTGTGCAATTAGGCTTACAAACCCGCAAATTTACCAAAGAAGACGGCACAGAATTTATTGAATTTTTATTTGCTTGGGCAGCACAAAACGGGATTGATTTAACATGAGTAAAAAACAATGCAAACGCAAGGTTTACCGCTTGGTTGACCCAATAGCCCACGCAATGGTTGGGGCTGCTTTAGTGGATGAAAAAACGCTGGACAAATTGCGTTTAGAAGAATTAAGCAGCATTGACAACATGGTGCATGGGCGCGGTACAGTGCATGATTGGCGCGTGCTGGTGGATGTGCTTAACGTGTGCGAAATGATGGGCAAAAACGGAATTGGCCCTGAAGTGCTGAGGGTGTGCGCTGTGGCACAAGAGGAATTGCACCAAGCCGCATTAAGGTATGAAAAAACAAAGCGCATGGGCTTAACTGGCACGGGCATCCGCGCTGTTAGGGAACTTTACCAGTGGCATGATTTGCAACGCCAAGCCATACCCCGCAAGACGTTTGAAGATTACATCATTAAAACGCACAACTACATCCGCAGCAATGCACAACAGGTAACGCACATTGAATAACAAAATAACTAAGACAGAGCGCGAACATTTAGGTAAGATTAAGGAAATGCCTTGTGGCGTATGCGGTGCAAGTGGCCCAAGCGATGCTCACCACGTTGAACAGCATATGCAGTACCTGTGCATCCCGCTGTGCAAAGATTGTCACCAAGGCAGTTTTAACGGCATTCACGGGCAGGGGCGTATTTGGTCAGTGTATAAGCTAACTGAAATGAGCGTATTGAATGAAACGATAAGACAGCTTACAATGAAGTAAAGCATTAACACGCATGGGGACTGCCAGCAATCGTTAGCCATATGAGGCTTTCAATCGTTGGACAACAGTGCCCAGCCGTGTTGGTGGTTCCATTGCGGATTGCGGTGGTGAATTGACTGGCCCAGTAGCCACTAACAACCTATTTTGAAAGGCAATCATGGTTACATTCCGCGCAAGCGTAGAAGCCCCGCAAGATGACCCGGTGATGGACTTCACCATGTGTTTGCTTAACAGCGTCACAACGGCACACATTCTGCATTTGTCTACCAAAAGCTACAGCCAGCACGTTGCATTGGGCAAGTTTTACAACGAAATTAGCGAACTGGTTGATGCGTTTGTAGAAGCATTTCAAGGCAAATATGGCGTGCTAACCAAGTATCCTACAACGTGTGCATTGATGCCTACGGCAGACCCGCTGGTTTACATGGATTATTTAAAAATGGAAGTAGAAACGCTGCGTGTAATGCAAAAATTCCCGCAAGACAGCGAATTGCAAAACGAAGTGGACAACATAGCCAACTTAATTAACAGCACAATATTCTTGCTGCGTTTGAAATAACAGGAAAACAAAACATGACAAAACTGAAAATACAATACAAGCCACTAAAAGATTTGATTCCTTACGCAAGGAACAGCCGCACGCATAACAGTATGCAAGTGGCGCAAATTGCAGCTTCTATTAAAGAATTTGGTTTCACAAACCCTATCCTCACTGATGGCGCGAATGGCATTGTTGCTGGACACGGGCGTTTTGAAGCGGCTTTTAAACTTGGCATGACCGAAGTGCCGACTATAGATTTAAGCCATTTAAGCGAAACACAAAAACGCGCCTATGTTATTGCAGACAACAAAATTGCATTGAACAGCGGTTGGGATAGCGAACTGTTAGCCCTAGAAATAAGCGACCTTAAAGACGCTGGCTACGACATTGGCATATTAGCTTTTGACCCAAGCGAACTGAATAACGATGACATTGATTATTCTGTTTTAGATGAAGAAGAAATAGACGATGAACTAGACGATATGGCAAAAGGCGTACGCAAAGCTATACAAATTGAGTTTGAGCCAGAACACTACGAAGAAGCACAAGAACTGGTTAAATTTTGGCGTGAGCAAAAAGCCTACGTAGGCATGATGCTAATGAATTATTTGAAGAACGAAAAACAGAAACTGTGAAAGTATTCACGTTTTTTTATAACCGCTATGACACCGCCACTACAAGCAAAGCATTAAATGAAAACGGCATTGCACATAATGTTTTAGTGCATAACGCCGATGACCTGCAAAAGTTTATAAAAGGCGGCACGATAAACGGCAAAGCTACTGTCACTAACAATGGCAAAGGCTTGGCCTACCAACGCAATACAGCGTTAGACATGATGGACACCGGTGAATGGGCGGTGTTCATGTGTGATGATTTCCAAAAGATAAAAGCGTATCCAAAAGAATTTATTTTTAGCAAAACGCACAGCATTGGCATTACGCAACAAAACCAAAACACTTACAGGCTTAAAAATCAAATTAATTTGCGGGAAATGTTTAACTGGTTTCCTAAATTGATAGAGTTAGCTGAGAAAAACAACATCCATTTAGTAGGGTTCGGGTTACACGACAACCCGATGAACCTTAAAAAGAAATTTGGCACGCGCGGTTTAGCAGATGGGCGTTTTTGGTTGGTAAAAAAATCACATTATAAATTTGACCTAAACGCGCAATTAATTGATGATGTTGCATGGACAGCAGAAAATTTAGTACGGCACAAAAATATATTGGTTCTCAACTGGTGCGTACCTTATTTTGAACGCTATACCGCAGGCGGTTTCGGTAGCACAACAGAGCGCAAAGCCTTGAGGATGAAGGAATGCGCTTATTTAGCAAACCGCTTTGACCCACTTGTTAAGATAGCTGAAAAACCCGGTTGGGAACACGGCACGCACATACGGATTTACGGCACTGATGGCAACATTGCAAAAGTTAGGCACAAAATAGGATTGTTATGAAACACGTTGAACTGATAAAAATACCGCATAACGTAAAAATTGGCGATGTATGCGGCGACATAGAACCAAACGTCACTGAGGACACATTGTTTTTGTCTGATGGTGCGCCTGTTGGCTTTTATATAAAAGAATTAACAGGCAGAATTAAGCAACTAGCCGATGTTGCCAACGCTGAATTGTTAAGTGACCGCGTGCCCAAAAGCGAAATGCGGCGATCTAGCGGAATGCGTGACAGTGAATTTGAAGTTAAGCAGTACAGCACCATACTTGGTGGATGCCCACCTAAACCACACATGAAACGCCCATACCCTGCAATTTCAAGTGTGCATCAGGTTAAATCAGCGCAAACGTTTATTAAAGCAATGTTGATGCTGTGCAAAGAATCAGAAAAGTTAATCCATGATTTAACACCAGAAATTTACAACACACAAAAGCGCATCATCACAGAAAAAGTACCGCCAAAGTTTAGGTTTGGGGAATTGTTTACATCTAGCATTAGTAACTTCAACATT